CCAAGCGACCATTGAGTTCACTCGGAGGCAGATCATCGAACGCCTGAATGGTGTCCGTATAGGCTTCCATAGAGCCACCACCAAACTCATCGAGAACGGTGAGCTCTTCTCCATCTGCAATGTCCAGCGTGACGGTTGTGCCCACGGCCTCTGCGCTTAAGTAACCATTGGCCCGCATGCCCGCTGCCAGATTTCGAGCGATCTCTGCGGTGCCCTCAAGGGCAGTATCTGCAGTTGTGTTGGAGCTTGTGACCGTCGATCCAGCCAAGGTGTCTCCCACGTAGACCGCATAGTTCACTGAGGCCACAGCCTTCTTGATGAACACGGAGCCTTTCAGTGCCGGGTTCTGACGAAAGTCGCCAACACCAGTGATCGGTATTTGCAACGTGCTGGTGGTGACGTAGGTGGGTCCTGCGACGGTAGCATCGTTAGGGACATCCACGGTGATCGTGGGGTACGCTAGTTCAGCTGAGGTGTACCCTCGGGCGACCATGTCGTTGAATAGACCTGTAGTGATGTCTACGAGAGTGTCTGCGGGGATTTCCTCTTGGACAATATAGCCCTCTTGCTCAAGGATTTCCGGCTGCGGTGTGGCAGATGTGTACTCCGCGTAGGTCGTCCCATCGACTGTAATGGTATACGTGAAGCTGTCCACGGCCTGATTGATGGTTACCTGCCCCACGGTCTTTAGGGATGGAGATGCCTCAGGGATGTCTGTTGCCTGAACCATAATATCCGTGTTGAGCATGAACGTGGTATCAGCCACTGTGACAAAGCGCATCTTGCGCCAGATATCGGCGGTGGGCAGGTAATCCTTCCCATAGGGGAACGATACGGTCTGCTTTGTCCCTTCCTCGTCATACAACTCTAGGTCCCCATCGCCACACACGAGGATATACTTCTCGTTTGCGTCACGGTTAATCATGTGGACCGCTGCGGTGTCACTCACGGCCATGTTTGGGGATAGCTCACGGACGAACTCCGAGGGCGGTCTCTTGATCAACCCTGAGACCACTGAGGGGAACGCGTTCACCATCTGCTCACCTGATGTTTTCAGGCGTGAAGACGATGGCTGTTGAGAAACCCCAGACACGAGGTTGGGGATCGTGTTTGCCACGAATGCCATGGTGGGGATTACTCCATTTTAGATCTTAATTATCGTTCTAGGTAACCGAACGGGTGGCGACGTACGGTGCCAGTAGTGGTCCAGTTATCAGTGAGTGCGTTGTTGCGCTCACTTCGAAGCTCGTCAGCCATGAGGATTGCCATGGCCTGCATCTCGTCGCGCATGTCACTTCCGTCCTCGCGACCTTCCACTCTGTTTTGGAAGACCCTTGCCGCTTTCAACGCGATGTACCGACGGGCTGTCTCGGGGAGTTCTTCGAATGTAAGGGCAATAGTGATCTGAGTCTTCACAACCTCAGTGAACCGGTATGTGCGGTTATCACGGTCGTAGAGAGCAGGCCCTCGAAGGACCACGTCTCGCCCCTCGTCTTCCCCATAGCTACGGACGGCCATCGTGCCAGACGGGAGTACAATGTCCCCATAGTTGTTAGGCGTCAGGGGGTAATTCTTATCGGTGTTCCAGTGCCAACCTCGGGATTGCAGCTCACGGTTCACCTTGCGTACGAAGTTGAGCGCAATCTGAGCATCTACACTGATGTCACCTGAGATTGAACTCACGGGCGCCTGTCCGATGTTCTCGAGGCACTCATTGACGGCTTCGAGTTCCGTCGTTGGCGTGATGAGGTAAGCCATCAGCGATCCTTTCTCGGGTAGGCTGAAAATACCCCCTCTCGTGCGATACGAGAGAGGGTGTTGTCGTTTAGGTAATCGCTACCATACAGGAAGGATTAGTCCGCTGCGGTAAGCGTACGGATACCTTCGGGACGGACAGCGCCGTGGCCGCAAGCCATCTTGGAGACCATCAGGGTGCCCTGACGGCGGATGTCGTACTCGCTCTCGGAAGCCAGCTCCATCAGCTTGACGGTGGCGAGCGCGGTGCGCTGCATGACCAGAGCGGAGATGCCCGTCGTGTCCGTCATGTACTTCGTGTTGAAGTCAGGGTATTCAGCGGTGTTCGCTGTGTGGTCGATGCCGAGGTTGGGCGACTTCACGATGGACATGCCTGCAACCTTCATGATAGTACCAGCGGAGTACGAACCGTTGTCACCGAAGTCACGGTCGACCAGCTTGTCGCTCTGTACGAGCTTCCAGTATGTCGAAGGCGAGACGATCACAAAGCGATCATCGGCTGGCAGGTACAGTTCATCCATGGCAGCAGCTTCTTGGTAAATAGCTTCAACGATGGTAGAGACTGTTGGGGTTTCACCAATGTTGGTGTTGGTCGCAGCACCTTGGTCAGCAACGGCACCATCGTCAGCAGCGGCTGCGGTCTTGACAGCCAACGAGATCAGCGAGCGGTCATAGGTTTGCGCGAGGGCAGCACCCATCTGCAGAGAGTATTCCGAGCGAACCTCATAGTGGTTCTTGGCTTCGTCAATGTTGGCGATGAAGCTGTCGGAGATCAGAAGGTCATCAATGGTCACGACTTTCTCGCCATGTTCGACCTTGTTGCCACGGATTTCAGCGCCGGGAGTGTGGTACTCAGCACCGATGCGACCGATGGCAGGGAATTGTGCCGACTTACCGCTCGTGATGTTACGAACGCGGGTCTTGTCGGCCATTACGGTGTTCGCGTTGAACGAGGACATAACCTCGCCCGAGAACACCTTGAGGAACAGGGCGTCGTTGGCACCGGCGAGATTGGCCTGACCAACGCGGCTAGGGTTAGCAGCAGTCATTGGGTAATCCTTTCTGAGGATTTGAAGTTTTATGAAGGGTATTTGCGCGAATTGCGCGGTTCACCTCAGGACTTCACAGCGCCACGTCTCATGGGTTATCCTCCGCAGAGGGCCTCACGGTTGTGAGTTCGTTGTTCTTGTCTTGTTTGGTGGGATAGAGTGGTTAGCTAGACGCACTCGTGGAGACACCAGCAGGGCGGCGGCGGCGGACCGGTTTAAGAGGTCGGCCCTCTACTGGTGTCTTCAGGAATGCGCCGGGGACCCTTCTAAGGCCCCCAGCGTGTCGTTATTTATCTCTTGGAGCAGTTCTTTGATCTGGACATGATCTTGAGGTTTGATGTACCTTGCAGAGGGAAGAGTTACCCTGTCCCTCCATCAGGGAGATTTACGGATCACCAACCTTTCATATTTCTTGAGTGTTGAAGTCGCTCACGAAGTAATCCACCTCGTGGTGCCTCAACGCCTCGTGTCCAACCTTGAGTATCCAATCCGCAAACCTCCCTTTTTGATGATTGTTCATTTTATCAGCCAGAGCTAGGATGCGCTGCGCGGGGATGCATGCCCGGTTCATCCAGTTGTAGCCTCGGTATCGACGGAGGTGTGCTTTATTCTTCGCTCGCCACTGGCGGGAAGCCTCTCGGTTCTTCTCACGTCTATCCTCGGTCCACTCGATCTGGTGCTTTCGAGCGTGCCAGTACTTCCTAGCGATCTCCTTGCGCTGTTCCTTGTTCTCGGCCCTCCACTTCCTGCTCTTGTGGATATCCTTGCACCGCTGTGAGCAGATGATCTGGTTTCCGTTGACAGGCGTGAACGGCGTTTGGCAGTTCTTGCAGGGCTTCATTACAGGATGCTGGAGCGGCCCAGCTTGGCCTCGACCTTCGCGCGGAACGCGGGGTTCTTGGCGTACTCAGGATTAGACATATCTTTCATTAGATCAGCAGTGCTTTCGTACACGGCAGCACCTGAGGTATTCGGCTTACCCGAGAGTTGACGACCGGGTTCAGTACCATTAACACTCTCGTACTTGGCCGAGAGATCACGAATGGCCATCTTGACCGCCGAGGAGTTACCCGTCTCGAGGACCGAGTTGAACTCGTCAACCTCAGCATCCGACAGGTTATCACCGGCCCACGCGGTCAGCTTATTGTACGCCTCGATGTCACCACCGATAGGCTCGAGCAGCTCCTTCTGGGCCGCTGCGGCCTGAGCTTCCTGACCTGTGATGTAGGACTGAACCATGTCCTCAGTGATGCCAACCTTAGAGAGCGCCTCAAGGCTTTCCTTGGACAGCTCACCGCTCTCAGCGTACTCCTTGCTAAGGGCATCCATATCGAGACCAGCTTCATCGACAGCCTTCTCAGCGGTAGCGTCAGTGTCTTTGTCGTCAGGTGCCTCGCCTTTACTCTTGGCCTTCTCGAGTTCAGCATAGGCCTTAGCCATGTCCTCAGGTGTCTTGAACTTCTCAGGGAGCCACTCAGGGCGCTCTGGGGTTTCATCCTCACCGTTCAGCTTTGGTTCATCCTTAACCGCCTTGTCAGCATCTTGTGCGGCGGCAGCAGCTTCCAGACTATCGTCTTTCTCGTCTGCTTTAATGGTTACTTGTTCTACCATGTTGATTTAGCCTTCTTGAGGTTGTACAGCCTGACGGACTGCCTCGGAGCCTTCTTTGGCTACGGCGGGGACAGCTTTCTCAGCCATCTGAGCCATCATCTGTTGCTGTTGTTGTTGTTGAGCTTCTGCCCGTTCTTTCTCGAGTTGCTCTTGGGTCTTCACGAGACCGTCTAGGTCGATACCGAGGGCGGTGCCGATACGGGTAATGTAATCACCCACGTTCATGTACTGGCCCAGAACCTCAGGCCCGAGGGGCGCGAGTGCTTTGAGCAGCATGTCGTATTTGGTAAGATCATGACCACGTCCCAGTGCTTCCAGACCAGTAACAATAGTTGGCTTGGCGACACCATCGGGCAGCGAGGGGAGCTTCTTCTGCTTTGTCAGGCGGTCAATAACACGCATGACGTAGGGCAACTGATACTCTTGCGAGAGGATCGAGTAGACACCACCTAGGGCATCCTCGAGTTCACCCGCCATGTAGCGGACTTCCTCTGCCGTGACTCGTTCACCTTGGCGCTGCACTGCGCTGTTCATGAGGAACGCAAAGCTGAGACGCTCGATCAGTTGACCGATCTGCCTTTCAGCAACGCTCATGTCGGCCTGTTTGTTGACTTGTAGGGCCTGAACGTCGTCCATAGCACCTGAGACAGCAGCGCCGTTCTCAGCGGACATCACGTCCTTGGCTCTGGTGACACCATTGGGGCGCACGAGAAACACGAGGCGAGCAGCCGCAGCCGATCCCTCGAGTAGGGCCTTTGAGAGACCCTCGAGGGATATTAGGTCACCGAGGTATTCTTCGACGTAACCACGACCGTAATCTTCGCCGTCGATACGCGTCCACCGGAGAGCAATTACAGGCGACTTTAGCTTAGGCCATGTTCCTTCTGATTTAGGGACACGGACGCCATTCGCTTCTTGGTACGACTTAATCTTGTCGTTCTCGAGGTAGAACTTGGTGTGCAGCTTGACGGTGGCCTTAGGATCAGGACCATTATCAGCTTCTGCAGCATTGAGTTCATCAGCGATAAGCTCACGTATATCCTCGGCCACTGATGCGAACGCCATCTCTTCTTCGATGATACATTCGATCATTTCGCCCATGGCATCACGAGTGACGACATAGCGGGACAATGGGAACACTCTGGTTCCACCATCCTTGGGGAGGTATAGGAGGACGTTGCCGCCGACGATAAGGTGTTTGAGGGCTTCGAAGTGGGCAGACCGATCACCGCTGTCCTCGATGGACTGCATGACTGACCGCTCGTACTTCCCGAGCTGTTCATCAACCTTCGCCCTAGCGCCGTCTTCCTGTGCCAGTTCGTCCGCCATGAAGTCATCCACTCGCATAGCGAAGAACGGAGAGTTGGGCGGGAATAAAGACAACAGGAGCTTGGACGCTAGGTTGTTTACCCCACGCGCACCTACGCCTTGATAGGGGGTGGGATAGTTGGTATGCTTGCCTGTCCCTGATGCAGGGATTAGCGTTGGGATTGTCAGCTTCGAGCCTTCCCGCGCCCTCTCGAGGTACACCTCACGGTTGGTCGCAAGCAGCTCGTACCGGGCTTGGCATGTGCCTTGGTTTTCCATGGGTTCCTCTCAGGGATTTATCGGGTGTTTATACGCCGGTCTTCTTGGGGATACCGCCGAGACTAGAGCTGGAACTTGAGCCTTTGTCATCATATTTGTAGCGGCTCAAACCTTTGGCCTTCTTCTTGGTCTTGCTCTCTTTGTCGCTGTCCGCAGACTTAGGTGCGATCTGTTCGAGAACGGGGGGTGGCGCTGGGGGTGGCGGCGGCGGCGGCGGGGGAGCGTTAGATGATCCACACATGGTTTTAGTCTCCTTGAAGGATTGTTTGATTTTGCTCGGCGTGAATGCTTCGAAGGTGTCTCACTAGATCGACCTTGCCCGCGTTCCACCAGATTTCCCTCTCCCCTGATTTCAAAGAGGGAGAAGCATCGGGGCAGATACCTTCAAGGTACTCAACGAGTTCTTTAGTGATCTCTGGGATATGCTTCATAGGGGAAATCCTTTGGGGTGTTATTCTCTAGGGTGTCGGGTATTTCCTGTGGACCTTGAGGAGGTCCATGGCGCGGGTGCAATAGTTGCAACCCGGTGTGCCATAGACGGTGTATTTCATTTGGTCAGTGCCTCCCATGAGACCGGATAAAGGGGTTGGATGATCTCACCGATCTGCCTAGCGATCTCTTGGACTTCGCGCTGGGCATGACTGTCGGATCGCTGAACGAACACGTTGGCGAAGCTGTAGAGGTTTCCGGTCCAATACCATTCAGTTTCCATGGCTTGTGGGAGGACCATACGAGCCTGCTCGGCGCATACTCCCGCTGCGATCATGCCTTTGTAGGTGGCCTCAGCCTCCTCGATCAGTTCCAGATACTTGCTCTGTGCCCACTCGTCTTGAGCACAGGGTCCATCACTGGAGCCTTGTTTGACGTTGTCAGCAGCCCCACGCCACTCCGAGGGGAAGTGGAACTCAGGGTCATCTGAGATGTACCTGCGGCTTACCTCGTTCCACACCATGCCCACCTGATGCTTGCCTAGCTGGCGAGCCACGAAGATTGGTGCCTTCATGTGCAGGGTGATCGCTGTGTGACCAAAGGGTGTCCAGTGGTCAGGCATCTTACGGATGTGCTTGAGGAGAGGCAGGAGTTCATCCCGAGGATCGAAATCGGGACCAACGAGATCACACATGGATGTGCCGATGACATCTTCGATGATATTATCCCAATCACCCGAGGTACAACCCCGAGCCAGGAAAGCGATCAGCCCTTGGTCGGACTTGGAGAGGGTTGGCGTGATATCAGGGTACTCAATCAATCGGTCAACATTATCCCACTGTGAGATCTTCCCAAAGGAGACCCGAGCGGCATTAACTACGCTCAGGTCGGTCCCCATGTGGTCGATATAGGTTGCTTTCACTGTTGTGTTTCCTTTTGCGAGGGAGTTTCTTGGATTTGTCAGGCACGACCCGAGGCCGGTACTTTGGTGTTCTCAGTTCCCGTGCCATCGGATCGCGCGTTTTCTTCATCGTATTGGACAGGCTCCTGTTGCACATTCTTCGTCGGTGAGTTCATCGAAGGTGTTGGTCCCATCGAGGTCTATCTCAACAAGCCCATGCACGTACTCGTCATAATCTTCTTTAGTTACAACACATTGCGGAAGATAGGCGTACCCCAGATCTTCGGCGGTCTTCGTGGGATCGTTTCGGTAGATGAATGAGACCCCAACGTAGGTGTCCCAGTTCGCCAGAATCCACTCGATGATCTCGGGGACTTCCTCAGGGTCGTATGAGATCGTCACCGAGCAGTTGTGATCGACGTAGTTGTCCATCATCAGCTTGTAACGATCGAGTTGCTTAATAGCGGACTCTATGTTGACGTGCTTGCCATCGACCTCATCGAACTCCACGTCCTCGTATGCGACGGGGAACGTAATCAGGACGCTTTCACTCTCAAACGGCTTCTCAATCACCTTGTACCCAGCGTCCTGCATGACAGGGACGATAGGATCGTACTTCGAGAAGGTGATGTTGTTGAAGATATAGCGACCCAGCGGGCGGTGTACGCCTTCTGTCGTGTCCATGATCTTCGAGAGTGTGCCCGAGGGCTTCACCGTGGTGACAGCCTTGGGTCGTGGTAAGCCGAGATCATCTGCCATCGAGATAGCTCCATCGTGAGCACACATGCGGAACTCACCAAGCCACTCTTTCTGCTCATACAGATCGTATTGGTCGAGCCACTTCACGATGCCAGTGAGACCAACACCACACAGGCGAAGGAACTCATTCAGTTCGTGCCACGTGTCCTGCAGAACGCCATCTCTGAGGTTCACACAGGTCTGCCGGTAGTTCGCCCGAGCTGCCAGTTGGACGGCCCTTTGAAGACCCGGCTCGTCAGACACGAACTTACCCATGTCGATCTCAACGAGGTTGCAGAACGACTTGTCACCCAAGAGGATTTCAGCACAGGGGTTCACACCCTTGAACCACGGGGCGCGACGTTTGGCTGCTTCCGCGTTGATGAAACCCGGCTCGGAACCACCTGCATCCATCATCTTTTGGAAGATATGCGAGAGTTCCCACTTGGAGGGCTTAGAGTAGAACATGAGCGAGTTGTTGGACTGCTGCCGATGCTCGTTGCCATAGAGCCAGAAGTCCTTCTTGGCGTCGATGAAGGCGTCAGCCTCTGGGTCAGTCACGGGCATCACAGCGATCTCTGCGGATCGACGCGAGGACAACGTGGTGCCCAACCAGTTCAACACATCGAGGATATCCATACGTGTCAGGAGCTGCCCAGCGCGTTTCGAGAGGATCGCACAAATAGCCTCGAAGGCTTTACTTATGGTCTCGTCACCTGAGCTGATCCAGCCGTACCCCTTGAGACGGATACCGGCGGCACGGACCTGCTTGAAGTTGATCACAATGCGATCCACAGGTTCCTTGCAAGCCAGCAGTTTACCAGCGGCCTTGGCCCATGCTTCTGCACTATCCCCTACATCAAGTAGATAGACTCGCTCATTTGTGTGCATATCGGTGTAGGTATATGAGCGGTTCGTCTCAACGCCCTTGGGGTCACCGATAACCTTATCGGAGTTAACAATACAAACCTCGACCGGCTTGGTGAAACCCGACAGCGTACCCACGACAGGCTCGAAGCCAACGCCGCATCCCTGTAGGAGCAGCCAGAAGCTATCGACCACATCATGGACGGTTGTCTGCTTTCCGAAGCTGCAGTTGAATTGCGAGGCTTCGCGGGTCTTGGCGATCTTTGTACCACCGAGCCACAGGGTGCGCCCTGAGACGGTAGCCTTGCGGTCAAGCATGAGTTGGTGAAGTTCGTGGAGTTCTTCGCGTTCGGCGTTGGTCAGGCGATCACCCTTAGCGCGTTCCCAAAGCCACCGCTGGTGATCGATCACGCGATCTACGGTTTCTTCCCATGTTTCAAATACGGTGCCAGTTTCATCCTTCGGACGGTTATATGTTCTCCGCGTTACAACTCGGGCGCGTGTAGAGGGTGCGTTCATGAATTCTCTCTCTCTATTTTGGAGGATTGTTTGTTCGGGTTTATTTAGCAACGATGGCCCGAAGTCGTTCGATCCTAGGGAGCTACCCTAGTTACCTGTTGTCACCTGAGCCGCCGATCACGTCGCGCTTGGCACGATCACGGAGCTTCTCGAGGTTCATCTGTGCCATGGTGTCCATGTCCACGCCTAGGTCCCGAGCCAGTGCAGCGACGTACCAGAGGACATCACCAACTTCCTTGGCGATCTCGATACGCTCTCGGGCGTACAAGGTGTGCTTGTCTCGGATGATCTTCTTGATCTTGTCAGCAACCTCACCGGCTTCACCTGTCAGGCCGAGGGCTGGATACACGAGTCGCGACTCAATGGGATAGATTGCGAGGTCGTTCGCTTGATCTTGATAATCGTTGAAGTTCATACCTTTTCTCCTCGTTCGTACATCTCTTCCAGATCGTCGAGGAAGAGCCGCATCTTGTTGATGTCATATTTGATGTCAGTCCCGTCCTTCTCACCGAGGCGGTAGCAGGCCTTGAAGATGTTACCTCGGGCGAAACTCATGCCCTTGAAGCTGATCACGTGGCGCAGCTCGGTGGCCCACTTTGGGAGGAAGTAATAGGAGCTTGATCCACCATCAGATCTCACTCGGGGGTCCATAGTCTCACCTTTCCTTGTTCAAAGTCGATATCGTCCTTAGCTGGACCCATAGGCCCCTGTGGCTGTCTGCCATTACATCCAAACCGACTTCGCAGATCTCACCGGGTAAATGAAACGCACTCTGAACGCACTTTACGAGGTCTCCTTTGTAGAGGGTCATATTTGCGAGGTGCTTACCTCTGTTCAATTCGGAGTCCATAGGTTCACTTCCTGTGTTTCGAAGTTGAAATCACCGTGCCTCAAGATGCGGGCACAGCGTGCTTGTTGGAGGGCATCCCGTTCGTTAAGGCCTGCCTTTTCGTAAGCACTGACGATGCAGGACCAAATGTCGATGTAGTTGTGAACCTCGACGGGGTGCTTCTTCCATTCGTTGATAGCGAGGCCTTTGTTCTTCCCCGATTTCATCACGCGGGTTTCCTGAACCCACTTGAAGGGGTCTTGGATCATCTCATTGGCAGCGACGGGTCCAACACCGGGGCAGCCCGCGTAGTTATCCACGGCGTCACCTGTTAGGATTTGCTCAAAGAAGAAGTCGTCAGCGGACTTGAGATCAACCTCGAACACCTCGCCATACTCTTCGTTCCAATGGAGACCGGGGACGGTCAGCATGTCCTTGTCAATCGAGTAGACCACGCGTTCGCCCTTATGAGGCTTGGTGGCGTGTATGCCAATCAGATCGTCGCCTTCGAGGGTGTCCTCGAGGAAGCATCGTGGGTAGTTCTCGAGCAGATGCTCACGAAGACCGGGTAGGATCATGGGTTTACGCTGGGTGCGCTGGCCCTTGTACGTGGGGAGAACTGTCTTGCGGAAGTTGTTGGTCCCTGTGAGGAACAGAGCCGCCCGATTGCTTCCAGTGGTCTCGATGATCCACTCAATCTGGCTATCCAGCTCCTTGATGCCTTCCTCGAGGTCAGAGTGCAGGACGTGACGGCCGTTGAACTCATAGACTTCCTCTTGGGCGGCTGCCACTTGGAACATGGTGATATCGGCGTCAATCAGCACGGTTCTGTTGCTCATGATTACTTCTCCTTTGGTTGAAACTCGCCACACCACTCGGTGATGTGTTTGTTAACCGAGGTGGGATATCGGTTGCACACCCCCTGGTCCTTCTGGAATCGGCTTTGTTCGAAGAACTTGCACTTCTGACAAGTGTCAGGTTCCTTAGTCTTCGTCGTAGGGGCCAAAGGGGCCACCTTCTCCGAACCAGTCTTCTGGCGGGTCGAAGTCGTCTCCTTCGGTGCCCCAGATGCTGTCTTCGATTTCGTCGTACGTGCCATCGTCAGGCTCCATTTCATAGGTGTCATAATGATCGTTAAGGATGTCCCCAAGTTCGACCAGAGCGCTCATCCCAGACTCGAACTCTTTGGCGGTCTGGGCAATAACTGTTAGGTCGAATAAGGCTTTATGCGGGATGCCATCCTCAAGGAAAGCAAAGATGGACCCCACCATGAGTTCATAGTCAGACGGAGGGGTCGCGGAGGGTAGGTTCTTCGACATACAGTTCCTTCCAGAAATATTTGGCCACTTCTTTGCGGGTGCTGTCATTTATGCTGCGTACGAGATCAGTTTGTCAGACTGTCCAGTCTGCACAAGGCAGGCTACGCCCGATTGCGGGTACACCAGCACCGTGAATGTTCCTGTCCGATGATTGATCCACAGTTCTGCCACACCACCAAGAGCGCTGGGATCAGCGCGGCTCTCCTGAAACTGCTCCCCGTACTGGTCTGTAAGTGCAGTGTGGATTGCCTCTATCGGGCCACAGGTTGGTCTGCGCTGAAGCTGGCATCGCCAGTGGCATTAGCAGG